GCCGTGTATTTAAAAGTGACGGAAGCGAGCCTGGATATCCGAACCTGCTGGAATCGACGGGGTATGATATTGATCTGACCACGGGAGAGGGCAGGGTTGTGGATATGAGAGGGCTGCATGGCTATAACTGTCGTCACGGTCATATGTTGTTTGACAAGCGGATGAAGAATCCGTGGAGGGACGCAGAAGGGAATCTGCTGGATGGAAGCGGAAATAAAATTACCGATGCTGAGAATCTAAAACGGTATGAGGACAGTCAGAAGCAGCGAGCTATGGAGCGCGGAATCCGAAAGACGAAACGGCAGTTGATAGTAAAACAGGAAGAGCTTGCATGGGCGTCCGGCGCGGAACGGGAAAAGCTCCAGCAGGAATATGATAAGCTGGCTTACCGATTGCAGGGACAGAACAGGGCTTATAACCAGTATTGCGAAGAACATGGATTACAGCCGCAGTATGATCGGAATGCATTAGCGGGATTCGGATACCCGCAGCAAAAGGCAGCAAATAAAGGGGCAAAAAGACATGCGGAGAAAGAAGGGACTGGGAAATGAGTCATTGGGCAAAATTCAATCCAAATCCACGCTCTCAGCGCGTCGGAGATTGTGTTATAAGGGCAATATGCAAGGCGATGTCTGTTGACTGGGAAACCGCGTTTTCCGGCATTATGGTAAAAGCTTGCCAGCTTTCGGATATGCCGTCTGCAAACGTTGTCTGGGGCGCATACCTGCGTGAAAATGGTTTCCGGCGGTATATCGTAGACGACCACGGACAGCATGTTTACACGGTAGACGATTTTTGCCGAGATCATCCAACGGGGACGTATGTGCTCGGGATAGACGGCCATGTGGTGTGCGTCAAAGATGGACATTACTGGGACACATGGGACAGCGGACAGGAGATCCCGATATACTACTGGGAGCGATAGATAGGCGCTATGGAAACGATACAGGCTATACATCTTAATCTGGCACAGACACAATAACACAATAAGGGGAGTAATTTTGAAGGTATGTGATTTTACAGTATTTGAGTTGGATTTTTTCCGCGAATACTGCAATTTTACACCGGATGAACGGCAGCTTTTTGAATTACGGGCGCAGAATATCTCGATGGAAAGATGCGCGGAGATGATGAACGTGAGTGTGTCTACTGTGAAAAGAATAAGCAAGCGAATAAACAAAAAGATAATACGGGTATGCTAATTTGATACTTTTGTAAGCCTTTGATGAACTGTCAGAGGCTTATTTTTTATGCCATAATTTAGCTATAGAAAGTCATTGAATTAGTCATAGGAGGCGCAGGCATGGCATTACCATATCAAGGATACGGCTATAACCCGTATCAGTATGGACAAATAAATCCGCTACAGCCGCAGATGGACAGGCTGGCGCAGATGCAGGCTCAGTATCAGCAGCCACAGCAGATGCAGCAGGTAAATCAGGGGATCCTGTGGGTGCAGGGCGAGGCTGGAGCTAAATCTTATCTTGTCGCTCCAAATACAAGCGTCCTTTTGATGGACTCCGAAAACTCTAATTTTTATATAAAGACTACCGATGCCGCCGGGATGCCGACGCTCCGCACCTTTGCTTACAAAGAGGTCACGGTGGGCGCGAAAGAGCCACAGAAACAGGCGGAAGTGAACTTAGACGATAAATACGTTACTCGGAAAGAATACGACGATTTGAGAAGCAAATATGAAGAATTATATAGTTATCTCGAAACGGCAACAAAGCCGGAAGGAGGCAGACATGGCGAATCCCTTGTTTGAGGCCCTGAATGGTAATAGAATGGCCGGAATGCTGGAACAGTTCCAGCAATTCCGAAAAGAGATGGAGGGCAGAAATCCGAATGAAGAGATTAACAGGCTGTTGCAGTCTGGCAAAATAAACCAGCAACAGTTAAATCAAGCCCAGCAGATGGCGCAGCAGATGCAGGGTATGTTTAAAGGCTTTTTTAAATAGTACACAACCGGGTGCACACGGTTTTGTAAATACATTATCGAAGGAGATAATTACTATGACAGACGGTTTAACCGCTTCTGATGTTGCCGTATTAACCGGCGGCACAGGAAAAAATGACGGCTTCGGCGGAGATTGGGGTGCATGGATTATCCTTTTCCTGATTTTCGGTATGTTTGGCTGGGGCGGCTTCGGCGGCTGGGGCGGAAATGGTGGAGGAGCAAATTCTCCTGCATTTCAGGGTTATGCAACCCGTGCCGATATCGACGCAGCGCTGTCCACGCAGGGAATCGAAAACGGGATCCAGAACCTTTCCGGCCAGCTTTGCAACGGCCTTGCTGGCGTAAACGCCAACCTGTCAAATCTGGGTTATCAGATGCAGCAATGCTGCTGCGATACCCGTGAGGCTATTGCTGGCGTAAACTACAACATGGCAGCCCAGACAAACATCCTACAGAATACCGTAAACAACGGATTCCGCGATGTAATTGACGCGCAGAACGCCGGGACACAGCGCATCATCGACCTGTTTACACAGGACAAGATACAGTCTTTGCAGACCGAGTTACAGTCCGCACAGCTCCAGCTGTCTAACAACGCACAGACAAACAGCATCTTAAATGCTTTGAGACCTACACCCGTTCCGTCTTATCCGGTCATGTCCCCGTACACGTCCATCGTAAACCCGACAGGCTTTAGCTTTGGCGCCGGATGTGGCTACGGAGGCAACACGGGATGCGGATGTTAAAACTTCAGACGGAGTATCTTCGTGGCATTTTGCCATGATGTTCGGCTGATGCCGTTATTCACAAAAAGGGGCAGGCTGAGAACGTCTGCCCCTTTTGAAATGAAGGGAGAATAAAATGATTGAGTTAGTAAACACAACGCCGGTCACGGTCCCCGTAGGGCAGTCCATCCCGTTTTCGGCAGTGGCAACAAAGGGCGGATGTGCAGAAAGACACAGGGCTGGAAGCGCGCAGATAAAGCTTGTAAAGCCCGGTAGATATCTGATTACATTTTCCGGGAACGTCGCAGTACCGACCGGGGAAACGGTCGGAGAAGTGGCGCTGGGAATTGCCAGAGATGGGGAAATCCTCGGCGGCACGGTGATGCGTGCCACCCCTGCGGCAGTAGAGCAGTATTTTAACACATCGTCCCAGACATACGTCGATGTGTTCTGTGGATGCTGTGAAAACGTTTCCATCAAAAACGCAGGGACAATTCCTGTGTTAGTAGACAACCCGAATATAACAGCTGTTCGGGTTTGCGGTTAAGGAGGGCAGGCCATGAGTTACAAATTGATGCAGAACATCCGGGAAGAACTGGATAAAATCGCGGAAAAAGGTCTGAACACGGGCAATCTAGAGACCGCATACAAATTGATAGACATGTTGAAAGACATGGAAAATTTGGAATACTGGAAGTGCAAAGAGGGTTATTATAACGCCGTCCTTGACGAAATGGAAGGCGGATATAGCCAGAATGGAGAGTACAGCGAGAGGCGGAAACGCGACAGCCGTGGGAGATACAGCAGGGATGACGGAATGAGCATGACGGCTTATGACGATGGATCCTCCTATGCGCGACGTGGGGAGCACTATGTAAAGGGTCACTATAGCCGTGGAAACGGAAACAATGACCCTTATGATGATTACATGGAAAACAAGCAGTCTTATCGCAACGGCAAGTCTGAGGATTGCAAGCGGCGTATGCTGGCCGCTCTGGAAGAGCACATGGATGCGCTAACAGAAGAGCTTGGAGATCTGTCAAAGGATGCGGACTGCCGAGAAGAACGGGAGACCATTTCGCGGTATATCGAAAAATTACGAAAGATGATGTGAGTAAAGGCGGCGGGTAAACCTGCCGCTTTTGCTTTAAACATGGGTACGCCATAGCTTTTTTTGTTTGGTAAAATGTATTAAAGGCTATGGAAAGGAATGATAATCATGGATATCAAAAGGGTATACTGTCCTGTCTGTAATAGCAAAACGCGGTCAGCATTCCGCAAGGATACGACAGCGCATAATCTTCCGGTGTTTTGCCCGAAATGTAAAACGACCAGCCTCGTGAATATTGAAAACGGAAAGGCAGAGCCTATCGTCCGTTAAGTGCCAGACGCCAGACGCAGAGCCAGTGATTTGTAAGGATTTCTTACAGATTGCTGGCTCTTTTTTGTATTTGTATTTCCTCCTTTACAGCACACAGCCTTGCGGGAAGGTTGAAAATGCGGTTCGACTCCGTCTGTGTGCAATCCTGTAAATCGTAATTGCAGGAAAATCCATCCCATCTTTCTTTGTTTTTGCCACCGTGCATGGAAGCAGCCGGGTTCAAGCCCCGGCGCACGGTATAGGTGCATTGTTTAGACAGCGCCGATCATTACGCTTTTCGCCCGGTCCGCTACCCCGGGCGCTTTGTGGGATAGCTCAGGAGGTAGAGCAGCGGCCTTATAAGCCGTGTGTCATGGGTTCAATTCCCATCCCCACAACTACCCCGCCCGTGGTTTATCGGGCTTAATCCATACCGCTGACGGGCGGTTAATCAATCACGTTTAGGAGGATAAAGATGCAGAATATTGAAGCAATTTTGACAGAACTGGGAATTGAGGTCCCGGCAGACAAAAAGGAAAACCTTACAAAAAAGGTGTCAGAAAATTACATCACAAAAGCTGAACACGAAAAGAAGTTGGGAAAGGCTGAGACCGACAGGGACACGTGGAAAGAAAAAGCTGAGACTGCGGAAACCACTCTGAAAGGCTTTGAGGGCGTTGATCTCGACACTATGCAGAAAGAACTGTCTGACTGGAAGAAAAAGGCTGAGGATGCCGAGAAGGATGCGCAGGCAAAACTGTATGAAAGGGATTTTTCGGACGCTCTGAAAACAGAGTTTGAAGGAATTAAATTCTCGAGCGAAGCGGCAAAGCGCGCAATTATGGCAGAAGTCAAGGAGGCCGGATTAAAACTGAAAGACGGGAAAATCCTCGGACTGAATGACCTCATAACCCAGATGAAGGAAAAGGACGCTTCGGCATTTGTTGACGATGAGCAGCAGAAAGCACAGCAGAATCAGGCACGCTTTACACAGCCGACAAACAAGCAGGGGCAGGGCGGCGCGCTGACGAAAGACCAGATTATGAGCATCAAGGATGCTTCTGAGCGTCAGGCTGCAATTGCTGCGAACATGAGTTTATTTAATTAAAGCAGGAGGGCTAATATGCCAGCAAAAGCAAATTTGATTAAAACAGCGGATGTCCAGGTAACAGCAAGAGAGCTGGATTTTGTAACCAGATTCGAGCGCAACTGGCAGCATCTGCGGGACATCTTGGGGATCATGCGCCCCATAAAGAAGCAGCCCGGCGCAGTGCTGAAAAGTAAATATGCGGAGGGGACGCTCGAGGATGGTGCAGTAGGCGAAGGCGAGGATATCCCGTATAGCAAATTTACCGTAAAGGAAAAGAAGTATCAGGAAATGACCATCGAGAAGTACGCGAAGGCCGTTTCGATTGAAGCAATCAAAGACCACGGTTATGACAACGCTGTCCAGATGACTGACGACGAGTTCCTCTATCAGCTTCAGGCGGGCGTGACAAAGAAGTTTTACGACTATCTGAAAACCGGAACGCTCACGTCCGAGGAAACAACCTTCCAGATGGCACTTGCGATGGCAAAGGGCAAGGTTGAGAACAAGTTTAAGCAGATGCACCGGAACATCACCGGGGTTGTCGGTTTTGTGAACATCCTTGACGTGTACAAGTATCTCGGAGCAGCGAACATCACCATCCAGAATCAGTTCGGCTTCCAGTACCTGAAGGATTTTATGGGGTTCAATACAATTTTCCTCCTTTCTGACAGCGAGATCCCGGCTGATACGGTAATCGCTACACCGGTGGAAAAC